AAGGAACAATTAGATAATGGACAAGAAGTCTGTAACTGCTCCAAAGGGGTTTCATTGGATGAAGTCAAAGTCAGGCTTCAAGTTAATGAAGAATCCTTCTGGTGGCTTTAAGCCACATAAAGGAGCAAGTTTAAAGGCGACCTTTCCAATTCAAAAGGTTCACAAATGAGAAACTATAGACGCGAATATCAGACCTATCAGGGGTCTGCCGCGCAGAAAAAACGCAGAGCCAGTCGTAATGCCGCAAGAGCAAAGATGATTAAGCTAGGCAAGGTTAAGAAGGGCGATGGCAAAGATGTCGCTCATAAGAACGGTAATCCTAGGGACAACAGAGCTAAGAACCTAAAGGTAAGCTCGACAAAAAGTAACAGGTCATTTCCTAGAACTAGGACTGCTGGTAAGCGTAACAAGAGAGATTAATGAAGGTTACAAATGTATGTATCAAGCGGAAACGGATTCGCCGTCCCGGTAAGCACAAGAAAAATACTAACAAGCGAAACAAACCAAAAGACTTCTTCGGTTAGAGTTCATTGTAGACGGTGCAATCGGTGTGGTGAGGAGTTAAAGACAGTGTTTGTGCATGGTCATGAGCAGTGTTTAGCTTGTAATTCTGTGGTTCAAGATTGTTGTCAAGGAGATGTCTGTGCGTAGATATAGATCTGGTGGGAATACTGGTTACAAGACTTCTGATGAAGTTCTTGGCGCAGGAAAGTCTGTAAGGGCATCTGGTCAGTCAGTTAGGGGTAATACAATCCCTACTGGTACAGGCGCTAAAGCGCAGATGGCGAAACAAAAGAAGATTGTAGCGGCACAGTCCAAAAAGGGTGCCAATATAAAAATGGCTAAGTTTCCTAGAGCAACATCAGAAAAAAGCCCGGATCAGAAGCAAATGGATATGGCTATGAGGGCCATGAAGCTCGGAAGAAGCAAGCCAGTGTCAACTGCAAAGAGCGGAGGTAAAACGAAGTCTAGTGTCAATAAGTCAGGCAATTATACTAAGCCGTCTCTTAGAAAGCGGATCTTTAACAGAATCAAGGCGGGCGGCAAGGGCGGGAACCCCGGTCAATGGAGCGCAAGAAAAGCGCAAATGCTGGCGAAGGCTTATAAGAAAGCTGGCGGCGGTTACAAGAATTAAATTTATCTTTCGGGAGAGGAAAGTGATGAACAAGAATGGATCCATTATCAGCTTTAGCCGTTGCTCAGACTGCGTATGCGGCTATTCGCAAGGGATTCCAAGTAGGTAAAGAAGTAGAGTCCATGTCAGCGGATCTAGGACGCTGGATGGGAGCTATTAACACGGTTAAGAACAGCCACGAAAAGGCAAAGAAAAGAAAATTTGGGAGCATTGAAGAGGAAGCTCTTGAAACATTCGCCGCCAAGAAAAAAGCAGAGGCGATGGAACACGAATTAAGAACATTTGTTAACATGCATTATGGCCCCTCTTCGTGGCAACAAGTTATAAAAGTTCAGGCTGATCTTAGAAAGCAAAGAATGGCTGAGGCGGCTAGAATAAGACAACAAAGGGAAGAGATAGCTGTCTGGATTGTGGTTATCTTGGGGATAGCAGTTCTAAGTGTTATAGTAATATTTGTATTATGGAAACTTATCAATGGCTCTTAAAAAACCACAAAGAAGTTTAAAGGCTTGGGGCAAGCAAAAGTGGAGGACTAAAAGTGGTAAAAACTCCACCCAAGGATCAAAAGCAACCGGAGAACGTTATCTTCCGGCATCAGCTATTAAAGCCCTCTCGGCTAAGGAATACGCGGCCACCACCCGTGCTAAAAGAAAAGCAACTAAGGCTGGTAAGCAAGTCTCCAAACAGCCTAAAAAGATACGAGCTAAAGTGAAGCCGCATAGGAAGGTCAAGTAATGGCTGTAGTAACACCAGACTTACCAGAAATTTTTGAAGAAGCGTTTGAACGTGCAGGGCTTCAAATGACAACTGGCTACGACCTAAAGACAGCTAGGCGTAGCCTTAACTTATTGACATTGGAGTGGCAAAATCGTGGGCTTAATCTCTGGACTATTGACGATGGTACGATATCCCTTACAGCAGGCACAGCAACTTATTCCATGCCTGCTGACACTATCGACCTCATTGAACATCAAATTAGAACGGGTACAGGTACAAATCAGGTGGATACAAATGTGGAGCGCATTAGCGTTTCAACGTATGCAAAACAATCTGTCAAGAATACTGAGGGAAGACCTACCCAGATTTACATTGATCGCCAAGCAACGTCTGTCAGCTTTACTTTATGGCCTGTACCAGACTCTGGCACATACACTCTCTCGTATCATAGACTTCGTGGCATCTCTGGCATCTCGTCTGGTATAGGTTCTGTAGCAGATGTGCCGCCAAGGTTTGTTCCTTGCTTGGTATCAGGTTTGGCTTACTACATTGCGATGAAGAAGCCTGAAGTGGCGGCGCGTGTGACACCGCTTAAACAAGAGTATGAGTTCCAGTTCGAGCTTGCCGCTGGAGAGGATACAGACTCATCATCAATGAAGTTCGTGCCATACGACACGTTTTATCTAGGAGGTTAACATGAAAAAGAAATCTATGGGTTATAAAGATGGCGGGAAAATTCCCACACCTAAGCCAAGACCAACTAAGCGTCAAAGAGCCAAGAGCAAAAGAACAAGCACCCTTACTGGGCAAATAGATGAGATAATGAACCCCGGCGGTCGTGACTCAAGAGCAAACAAGAATAATCCTAGAAATGTTCCTGCTCTTAGTGAGGTGCTTCAGGGAACATATAGACATGCAAAAGAAAAGGTGAAGGATATGGCGTCTCCGATGAAGTCTGGTGGGAAGATGAAAAAGAAAGTTACGGGATACGACAAAGGCGGCGCTGTTACAAGAGAGCAGAAGCTCGCGGCTTTGCGTAAAATTATGTCGTCAAAAGGCGGCTCAAGTTCCAGCACCAAAAGTATGGAAAAGATGCTAAAGGATATTGGTTTTCCTATGAGCAAGAAGTCTGGTGGGTCGATGAAGCCTGTGCCAGCAGGGAAAAAAGGATTGGCTAAACTTCCCAAGCCAGTTCGCAATAAAATGGGCTACGCCAAGAAGGGTGGGCCAGTAAAAGCGGCAAAGAGTGGCGGATCATGTCGTGGTGGCGGTGCCGCTACGCGGGGCAAGGGTTATAGCAAGGCGTAATAGATGTCGTATGCGAAGGGTAAAAGAGCATTCGGTTTTTGCGACAGGACTGGCGGCAGATACAAGCTGACAGACCTAGTTGATGAATACCAGAATGGAATCAAGACTGGCCTGAAGGTTGGAAGGGATGTGGTTGATCAAGATCATCCTCAAAACTTTCTGGGCCGCTTGCGTATAAATGACCCTCAAGCATTGTTAAACCCTCGTCCTGAGAGAAAAATAGAGTCTGTAACTGTTAAATTGCCAGCTTTTGACTCTGCTACTTTGAAGACCGTTCCAGTTCCTTTTCTAAGAGCAAAAGCTGGTGAGCTAAAAACAACAGGAACAACAATTCCTACCAATGTAAGGGTTATTCTTACAGGGGTTGCTGGTCAAGGCAGAGTTGGCACAATTCCATTTCCTCAAAATATTATAGTTCCGCTTACTGGGGTTTCTGCTCAAGGAGCAGTCACAGTTCCGATTGCTTCTGTTTCAGGAGGTTTAGCGGCGACTTATACCATTACTGTTGCTAATCCCGGAAGCGGTAACAAGTATTACCAAAGCGGCACACTGCCGGGAGCTTCTGGCGTAAACGTAAATGAAGGCTCTACATATCGTTACGATCAATCAGACGCCAGTAATTCAGGCCACCCTCTTCGCTTTTCAACCACGCCCGATGGCACTCATGGCGGCGGATCGCAATACACTACGGGGGTGACAACAGTAGGCACACCGGGAACGTCTGGGGCTTATACTCAGATCACGGTGGCGGTAGGCGCACCAACACTGTATACTTACTGCACAGTTCATCGCGGTATGGGTTACAAGGTGAACACACTTTAGGAGTAAGAAATGGCAATTACCACAACTATGTGTACAAGTTTCAAGCAAGAGATTCTTGAAGCTGAACACGATTTTACAACAGATACATTTAAGATGGCTCTGTATGCCGATACCGCTACACTTGGCTCGGCAACAACAGCGTATTCTACAAGCGATGAAGTCTCTGGCACTGCTTACACTGCCGGAGGGGCAACGTTAACAACAGTAGCGCCAACTACCAGCAATGGCGTTGCATTTGTTGATTTTAACGATGTAACCTTCTCAAACTCTACTATTACAGCAAGAGGCGCTTTAATTTATAACAGCAGTAAATCAAACAAGGCTGTTGCGTGTTATGACTTCGGGGCCAACCAAAGCTCTAGCAATTCAACATTTACAGTAGAGTTTCCAACAGCGGCATCCGGCACAGCTATCGTAAGGATTGAGTAATGTCTTTTACATTCGGAGAGCTAAAACAGGCCATACAAGACTTTACAGAGAATGACGAGACAGGATTCGTAACGAATCTGCCTGTGTTTATTCGCTCTGCCGAAGATCGTATTCTTGTCAATGTTGACTTAGAGAACTTTCGTAAAAACGCTACATCAACACTAACTAGCGGAAATGAGTATCTATCCACTCCAAGTGATTTCTTGGCTCCTTTTTCTTTGTTCGTGACAACCTCTGGCAGTGAAGGCTACCTGTTGGAGAAAGATGTTAATTTTATTAGAGAAGCCTACCCCGCCCAATCAACTCAGGCAAGACCGGAGTATTATGGTTTCTTTGATGCGACTGCCACAGTAGGCGCTGGTAATGTCCAAGCTAACTTTATTCTTGGGCCTACACCAAATCAAAATTACACAGTTGAGCTTCACTATTACTACAGGCCAGCAAGTCTGACAGCTGGAGCGAACAACGAATATACATGGCTAAGTAGCAATGCTCCTAACGCCCTTCTGTATGGCTCTTTGATAGAGGCGTACATCTACATGAAGGGTGAACAAGATGTTATTTCTATGTATGAAGGGCGCTTCCAAGAGGCAATCTCAAGACTGAAAGATCTCGCAGAAGCAAGAGAAAACAATGACGCATACAGGCAAGGCCTGCCCACTAGTCCACGCACATAAGGAGTGAATAATGGCTACAACGAATGCGGCAACCTCGTATCTGGAAAGAAGGATTCTTGACTATTTGTTCAAGAATGACTCTCTTTCCTTTGCCACGCCGGGCAATAGTATATACGTTGGTTTGGCTACCGCAGTACCGAATGCTGAAAACGGCAACATAACAGAAGTTAATATTGTAACTGAAGATGCTGATTATGTTAGACAGCAAGTTACTGCCGCAAACTGGAAACAGTCTGTGACTACAGCGGCGGTGGCTATTGGTGCCTCTGATACATCAATAATCTTAGCTGATGCGGAAGCATTTCCAACATCAGGTACAGTTGTTGTGAATCAAGAGATCATTACCTACACTGGTAAAGATGGAACGGCTAAGGCTGATGCTAATGGCGCTGTATCTTCATCTACATCTTTAGCTGTAGATGGAAACTCAGGAACTATAACAGTAGGTATGGTTGTCACAGGAACAGGCATATCTGGCACTGTTCGTGTTGCCACAGTTACAAGTCAAAACGCTTTGGTTCTTAGTTCAGCAATTACAATTTCTGACAACACCGCTTTGACCTTTACAGGGACAAGCATTTTGACAGGCTGTACTCGCGGCGCATCCTCAACCACCGCCGCCGCTCATTCTGTTGGTGACAATGTAATATCTGATGCTCAGAGAGTTATTAACGATAACAACATTGAGTTTCCTCCATCAAGTGGCGTTGCCAACTACACAGTTACTCACGCCTTTGTTGCTGACAAAGACTTTGCTTCGGCGGATGTTAACGGCCCGGTGTCCGGATCAGCAAACGTTGCTCTTGACGGGAACGTAGGAACAATAGCTGTTGGGGATGTAGTAACAGGTGCTGGTATTACTGGTCATGTAACAGTTAATACAGTTACATCTCAGAATGCTATTGTGTTAAGTTCATCAGTTACATTGGCAGACAACGTAAAACTA